TAGATCTTGAACAAATTGTGCAGGTAAAACTTGTGATTGTTGAACAGCCATTATATTACTTCCTCTAATCTTTGTGATGTTTGAAACATTTCTCTAGCACCTTCCAATCCTTGAGATTCCTCTGAAACGTCACCTCCGGATTCTAAGTTTTTCATCATGTTATACATGACTTCTGCGCCTTTGTCTACATCACCATCACCTGCATTTCTAACTGCATCAGCAGTAAACACAAACTCATTCTTTGATAATCTTGCAGGTACATCGTCTGCTTTTTCCATTCTACCAATTGGCACGAATCCACCTTCAGCTCTTAAATCCATTTCTTGACCATTCATGTCTAATAACGGCATAGTCTTTTTAGCAACTGGCTCATCCATAGACCCACCTTCTGCTCTAAATCTTCTTCCTAGATATTTATTAGGATTAGCTCTAATCTCTGCTATATCTATTCCTGTTTCATCTGAAATCATTTGTGCTTCTTCTTCTTCTTGTGGTGTTAACATACCTGCTATTGCTGATGCTCCACCTATAGCTGCGTAAGGAGCTAATTTACTCATTTGAAAAATTCTGTTTCCACCTACATTTTCAAAACTACCTAAACCAACTCTAGATGCTATATTTTGTAAACCACCTTTTGTAAAAATTTTGCTAGCACCGCCAAGAAAAGAAGATGGACTTGTAAATCCTGAAAACATACTACCCAATCCTTTTCCTGCAGCTAAATTACCAAGTGCACCTGCACTCGTATATAACAATGCAGCTTTACCTATTGGTGACTTTGCAATCTTCTTAACTGATCTTGTAATCTTTTTAACAAGTTTACCTAGACCATACATCTGTCTTGCTGAATCAAAATCCATTTCTCCACCTACAACATCAGTATTCATGATACCACCTTCTGCTCTAAATCTTCTTGATATTTCAAAAGGATCTTCTTCTACTTCTACTTCTGTTTCTTGGTCCATGATGCTTGGTGCTTCGGTTATCATATATTGTGGTATAAATATTTGATTACTGTCATTATCGTCATCATCAGGTGTAAATCTATCCCTCATAGATTTCATATAATCTTTATAACCTTGTAATGTATATGGACCAGTAGTTGTTCGTTCATAACGAGCAATATTTTTTGCTAACATTATATCTCTTAACGGTTTAGCAATATTTAAACCTGCTGATAAAAAACCAGGAGCATTTATTTTTGGAACACCTTCATCTTTTAATCTTTCTAAATCAGTAATTCCGACATTTGTATTAACATCTGTATTAAATGCTTTTTTTGATCTTCTAAATGCATCTCCTATAGATTCTACATTTCCAGAATTATCTCTTGTTTGTGTAGGGGCTCCTAAATTTTTAGTGCTTGTAGCTTTACTAAATGATTTTGCTTGTTCACTTTGACTTCCATACGCTTTATCACCACGATAACCTGGTCGTTTACCATTCGCTGGTTTGTTTACAAGTTGTTGATATTGCTGTGCGTTTGTTATGGCCATTTTGCTATTCTATTTTGTTTTTCCAAATAAATCAAGGCTAGGCATAATAACATTTACGTCTTGAGCCATGTCCTCGTTTTTATAACCTTTAGCTTCCCAGTCTTTTTTCTCCTTAAAAAGCTCTCCAGTTTCCTTGTGTCTGTATGTTGTTTCTACTTTTGCTGGTTTTAATACTTCCATATTCCTCCTATGTTCTGTCAAATTCTAATATTGATACTGTGCCTTCAAATATATCAGCTGTTGCTGCTTGTAATTGTAGCTTGTCACTTTCTTCTAATATAATTGTACCATTGTTCAATGATCTAGATGTACCTGTATTTATAGTTTGTTCTGCAAATTGAAAAGCTTTTGTTGCTGAAGTATCGTATACAAAACCTTTTAATTCTACATTAGAGCCACCTACATTTGCAACTTGTATATTTTGTATAATAGCTCTAGACTCAGATGGTACAGTATAAATATCTGTAGCATCCGTTGTAGTTAAATCAAAATTTGCGTTTTTATATCTATTAGCCATTATTTACTCCTGAACTTGATGTTGTAAACCAAGTAAATCTTTGTTGTTCATCTCTTAAATCTTGTTGAAATGTAGAGTTTAATTTCTCAATTAATCCGTCTAAATCTCTAACTAAAGAATCAGCATCTTGTTGTTTATATTCTTTTCCTGGTCTTGTAAATACTACCGTTACTTTAGCCATTATCTACGTCCATCTGGTTGTGTGTCTAATCTAAATGTACCAAGCTTCCAACTTTGAGAAGCGCCAGTATTAGCTACTTTTAAAGATATAGCTCTTGCTCTTGCTCGTGTATCCACTTTTTCGGTAGAGCTTGTTATCGTAAATGGTCCAAGTGGTGAACTTGCTTGAGAGCTATTTGGATAGTTTCTTAATTGTAAAGTAACTTGAGTATTACCTGTTTGAGATAAAAAGTCAGGTATAAATCTTCTTATCTTCATAATAAATTCACCATCTCCTCTAAATGTTGCAACACCTGTTTGTTGTCCAGTAGATGATCTTGATTGTGTAATATCAAAATCTCCTGACTCAATATTAGAAGTTATTGTGTTTGTTCCAGTTGCTAGTGCTTCATCCGTTCCTTTTTCATGTTCAAAGTATATTGTGCTTCCTTCAGTATTACCCACTACATCAAATGATGCGTCATCTCCTGCATTATAAAATGTTGCGTGTGGTAAACCAAAAACAGAAGAATCTTGCCATGTTGTACGATTTAATGTTCCTGTAGTCCAAACAGGTCTTTGTGGTGTTGAGTCCATGTAATTGTAAGTTACACATCTATTAATTACAGTTGAACTTTCTGTGCAATAGAACCAAGTAATTTCACCAAACAAATTATTTAATCCAACATTAATTAGTTGATTAGCAGTTGTATTTAAATCATCATAAACAAAGTCTTCTACTAAACATGTCATTGTTTCCAAACTACCTGAATATCTAAAAAAACCATTTTCTGATAACCAGTATGCAGCACCATCAACTTCTAATGCAGCGTTCTGTCCAATTAATCCGCAGTTAGTTCCTACTTGTTGGAAACCAAAAGTAAACGGTTGACCAATAAATCTCATAGTAAATAAAGATGTATCTGTCCAAACATAGATTGCATCTCTACCTCTAACCGCACCTACAATTTTAGATCCGTCTGCAAGTCTTTGTGTACCTGCTGTGTTGACTGCTGTTGGTTGATAAGTATTAATATCTTCTTGGTTTGAAAATCTAATAAACATTTCATCTTGTGTAGATGGCGTTCCAATAGTTGTTTCAGTTCCAAAAAATACTAAGTGTCTATCAGGTGTTGATACTAACATATCACGTGATGCTGTTGGTGCACCAGATATAATAGTTGCTCTTGTTTGAGTTGCCCCTGTTGCATTTGAATCCCACTCAAATACTTGTGCATTATGAATTAGTGCAATTACTTTATCTCCAAAATTATCAATAGACCATAAACCAGGATCAACAACTAAGTCACCTGATGCAGCTTCACCCCATGCAACATAGTCAGAACTATTAGTTATTGTTGCATTATCACTGTGAGAGGCAGCTGTGGTGTTTCTAACTCCTCTTGTTACACCTGTTAAAGTATTAGTTGATATACCTGTATATGAAATTTCTTCTGAACCTATTTGAATAAAGTTTGTTCCAGTGGTTGGAAATAAAGATGCATCTGTTAAAACAATTGTAGTTGTACTGTCATTAATAGCGCCATCTAAAGTTGTAGTTGCTTCACCTGTTACTGTTCCACCATATTGACCTAAACCCCAACCAAAACCAGGTAACTGTTCTGCTGGTCCAACACTATAATATGCTTGTACTCTAATACCACCAGATGTTGTGGCACCAGATCCTGTTTCATTAGAAGACATTGTAATTGTAATAACTGATGAGTCTACTATAGATGTCACCATAAATTTTTTATCATTAAAGTCAGATGCTGAATAATTAGAATTAGTTATTGTTGTAAAATTATCTAAAAGAATAATATCTCCAGCAACTAAACCATGATCTCCACTAAAAGTTATTGTAACTGTTGCAGATCCGTTAGTTGTAGAAAAAGCATTAGTTAAAGTAGAGGTAGCTCTAATAGGATGAATGTCATAAAACACACCCCCTGTGTAAGCATATAAAATTCTATTAGTACCTATGATTGCAAATTTATTACCAGATTTATTAACTAAATGATGAGTAGCTCTTGCAGCTCCTGTTAATTTTGATTCACCTAATTGTGACCAACCACCTATCTTTTCAGGTGTGCCGTATCTAAAACGAACATTATCTCCACCAACCCATTGTCCTTCGGCCGTGGTTTCTGTAATCTGTTTATTGAATCCAGGTTGAAATCCTATTTTTTGTAGCATAGCGGCTTATTATAT